CCCTAAAACCGGGTATAAAAATAAAATCCGACAATAAGGCTATCTTTTGTCAGAATTTTGCGAAGTTATATAAGATAAATAGAATAAATATAACAGATGAAACTACTATAAATGAAGCAAGTCTTTTTGGAGGTTTACCAAGAGGTGGTTATGGGGCTCAGATGGGGAATGACGATACAGTAATGACTGTTATTAGTTCTACAGAGTTTTTTAACACTACTGACTATGCAGATTATATAGAAGAACTTTTAGATTTTATAGATCCTGACCTACATGAAGAAATGGAAAAGGTTTTGTATAAAGATAATTTATCAGATGGAGATTTACAATATGACATATATGACCTAATATAAATAAATTTCAAAAGAAGAGTAGATATATATAATAACGTAAAAAAAAATAAATAAGAACAACTATGGCATTAAGTCCTCAATTACAACAGTTCAAGAGCTCAGGCGTATATCGCTTAGAGTTCGATAAATCACAGACAGTTAATATTCCAGCTGAGACTATTAGACTTGTTGTTGGTAGATCTAAAAAAGGTCCTTACAACACTCCAGTATTCATCGAAAACGTTGAGCAATTTACTCAAGTATTCGGTAGTATTGACAAGGCTTTAGAAAAGCAAGGAATGTACTTCCACAGATCATGTATCGAAACTCTTTCAAGAGGACCGATCTTGGCATTAAATTTAACCGCGGCAGACGCAGCTGATAGAATTGCATTGGTTTCACCAGCAACAAACTCTTCTCAAGAGGGTCTAGACGCTACTACTGCTTCTGTTCAGTATAGCTCAATTTTTGATACAGATAAATTTTGGGTTCCATCTGATCTTAAAACATTAGAAGCTGCAGGTAACACTTCAGTTACTTCTAATAACGCAATTACTTTTGGTAACATCAAACAAGAGCCAATCTCAATCATCGTAAGACAAGCGGCTAACACTGCTGGTTTTGAAATGACAGCAAGAGAATGGTATGGTGAAGGTAATGTACCAGATGGTATCGAAGATCTAGAATACGTATCAGACTACATGGTAGATATTTTTGTATTCAAAGGTAACTATGACGCTGCAGTATTAAACAATGACCCAACTTATGGTGCTTACTTTAATAACAAAGGTCTTTTTAGAGATTCATTGGCTAAGTTTACAGCATTAAGAGAAGTTAGCTTAATCGCGCAATACACTGGTTCATTAATTCCTGAATTTCAAGATCAAGAAGGTCGTCAATTATACATTGAGACTCTAATTAATATTGAAGCAAGAAGAACTGGTTTATTCTGTGCAGTTAACGAAGAAGCATTAGAAAAAATCGACTTAGTAGGTAATAATTTTGACATCTACCAAGATTACAAAGTACTTTCTCACAGAGTTGAACAAGATGCAACCAGCGATAACATCGCACTTGGTAAAGTAATGATTGTTTCAGGTGATGAATTAACAATAGAAGGAGCAACAACGGGAGATTTATCTGCTTTAGGTGTTTCAACCGCAGGTTTCTTAAGATCAGCAGTAGCTGGTGAATTCACTAGAATTTCAAGTATTGATCAAGATGGTGCTAATGTAGTTATTACGGCTGAAGGTGCTATTAAGTCTTCAACTTATGAAAACTACGCATCTGGAACTGCTGCAACATTCTTAGCAGGTCCAATTACAGTTGTTGATGGTGAACTTCACATCGCATGTCCTACTGACGGCATACAACCAGCAGGTCAATTATTGACCGCAGGTAGTCTTATCCCAGGTAGCTTCTTATTAGCTGCTAACGGAGTTGATTATGTTGAAATCGCTACAGTAACTGAATTGTACAATGCTAACGGAACTAACGTTGTAAGAGTTGTACCTGCAGGTGGTGAAGAATTTAGCGCAACATACGAAACTGCTTCAGCTGATTCACTTACAGCTTATTTAAGAGCAGCTTCTGCAACAATTGAATATACTGACATTGAGCCTAACTCAAGAGTGGTAATGTTACCAACATTGGCTGACAACTATTCATTTACTGATTCAGGTGCTGGTAGATTCGTTTTATCTGCTACTTTAGCAAATGACACATTTGACTGGTCAGAAGTTTCAGTAGGTATGTACGTACCAGCTGACGGTGGTAAACTAGCAAGAATTAAGAGAATTATTAAAACAGTTGCTGGTGGATCTAACATGTACACATTCGAGTGTCACAGACCTGTATCTTCTAGACCTGCTTACTCTCTTAAGAGATATGAAGAGTCTACTACAACATACACAATATTCCCACTGGCAGCAGCAACACAGACTGAAAAGTCAATCGCTGAATTGTTAACTCAATTAAAGCCAGGTAATGGTTTATCAAATACTTTACTTGATAAAGATGCTATCACTTTCAGATATGTTGTTGATACATTTGGTTCATTAGAAGCTGGAGGTATCCTTAACAAAGAAGAAATTACGCAACTTTGTAAAGAAAGACAAAATGCTTCTGCAATTCTTAACGCACCAATGGTGAAAGAATTTAAAGCAGCTACTAACCCTTCATTCAAAGATGCTTTCACAGGTGCATTTGATACAAGATTAGTTGCAACTGGCGGTAACTTAGAACTTAACCCAACTGCAGTTTACACATTACCTTCTATTAACGAAGGTGCTAACTTCGGTTTCTACTACTCTCCTGGTCTTAATGTAATTGAGAACGGAAGAACTAAAGTAATTCCACCAGCAGCTTACGTATCTAACAACTACATTGACAAATACTTAGACGCATTGCCATGGTCAATCATCGCAGGTCCAAGAAGAGGTATTGTAGGTGGTACAGGTGTACAAGGTTTAGAATTTGCATTTGATAAGAATGACAGAGATAACTTAGAGCCATTCGGTATTAACCCAATCGTATTCGAAAGAGGAGTTGGTTTAACTATCAAAGGTAATAAGACTGCACAGCAATCAATTCAATCAGCGTTGTCTTCAGCTCACGTGAGAGAAGCGATGATCTACATTGAAGATGGTCTTGCAGAGATCTTGAAGAACTACTTATTCGAGTTCAACAACGCTCAAACTAGATTAGAGATTAAAACTTTAGCAGATTCATTTATGGAATCAGTGAAGAAAGACGGAGGTGTATACGACTATAGAAACATTATGGACGGAACAAACAACACCAATGACGTGATCGATAATAATATGGGTATCTTAGATACTTTTGTTGAGCCAGTTAAAGGTCTTGAAATCTTAGTATCGAGAGTAACTATCTTGAACACGGGAGAAATTGCAACCGGAAACTTTGCATAACAAAATAAGATATATAAAATAAACACATACAAATTATGGCTTTACCACATTATTCAGAAGATCAAACACAGAAGAAGGGCAAGAACTTCGAACCAGTACAGGCTAACCTGTTTGAGGTGACAATTCTACCTCCTGATGGTGTAGCTGGACAAGAGTTATTATTACAACACGTAAATACTATCTCAGGTCTTGCAGGTTTACATAAGGAAGTTGCAGCCATCGAACAGAAGTATAAGTTCGCTACTAGATCATTCGCTGGTATGGTAGATAATACGTCAATCGATGTTACTGTTAACTTTTCATTGAACCTAAACGATTCTAACCAAGCGTACTTGTACAAGACTCTACGTCAATGGTACAGAGCACAATACAATCCAGAAACTGGTGAAATGGGCTTGAAAAAGAATTACGTAGGAACAATTGTAATCGTACAATTCAACAGAGAAGGTGACATTTGGAGAAAGATTACTCTAGATGATTGTTTCATCACATCTGGTCTTGGTTTCACAGACAGTTTAGATTATAGTGCTGCAGATGTACAAACATTAGAGATCACTTGGAGATCTGATGTTTATGCTGAAGAAGTAAACTAATAAACACACAATTCTAATAAGAAGGTATCTAACGATATCTTCTTATTTTTTGCAAGATAAATATAATATATTATTAACATACCAAAATATTATGAATAACCATAAACTAACAAAAAAGCTTCAGGTACTCTTAACCGAGGATGAGGTGGCATCGGTAAACCGTGTCATCTTAAATGAAGCACTAGATACTGAATCTAGACCAATATCTGTTAGTGCGTGGATTAGAGACTTAATAAAAAAAGAACTAAGTATCAAATCTATCGAACAACAGTCATTTATTAAAAACAAAGTAAAAAACCTAAATAACAAATAAAATGAGCGACGAGTTAAACAAAAAAGAAGAGGCTGCTAAAGCAATGTTAGAAGCCAGAGATCAAATCAATAATCCTCCAGTAAATCAAGAAGTTGAGGATGTTGCTGTAGAAATGCTAGAGGCTGTAGAATCTAAAGGACTTGGTAAAGTCAATATGGATAATTTTGGCCAAGCTAGACCTGATAAATCAGCTGATCAATTTCTAGGGTGGATGGTTTTAGATCAAGAAGAATTACCTTCAAAGGGTAAATTCTACCCAAATGGAACAGTTATCAAAATCAGATCTGCGAGAGCTGCTGAGATTAGACATTTCTCAACAATGGATGAGAATAACTACATTGATATGGAAGAGAAATTAAACCATATTGTAGAAATGTGTACGCAGATTACCACAGGAGATAAAAGATTATCTTACAAGGATGTTTTAGAAGAGGACAGAATTGTTATCCTGTTAAGTATTAGAGATCTTACATTCCCTGAACCAGAAAATAAATTAATTCTAAAGGGTAAGACTGAGCACACCAAGCAAACAGTTGATATTGAATTAACTTCAAGATATTTGGTAGCTACTCAAGTTCCTAATGAAATCGAGGCTTACTATAGTTCTAAAGAAAGAACTTATGTGATTAAAACCAGATCCGCTGGTGAAGTTAGAATGCGTCCGCCTTCAATTGGTGTTATGCAAGAGATCACTAAATACCTTAAGGATCGTCAAGAAAAAGAGGTTGAATTTGACAAAGCATTTATTCAAGTCCTACCTTATATCACGCCAGATTGGAGACAATTGAATTTGCCTAAAATCTTTAACTTAGAAGTTGATTACAAATCATGGGATCAAAACAAGTTTATGGTAATCTACAGACTTGCTGAGAAAATGAAAATTGGAGTTGAAACAACACTTGAAATGGAATTCGATGGGGAGATCGCGAAAGCCCCTCTTGATTTCCCAGGTGGCATCAAAAGTCTTTTCATTATTTCAGATCTCGCTGGAGAATTACTTTAAGACTAAGTTCTATCTGGGCATACATCTCCGAATGCAACCTTCAGAAGTTGATAACTTATACTACTACGAGTATTGGTATTACGTTAAGAATCTGTCGGAATACATTAAAGAGAAGAATAATCAGAATAAGGATCAAGAAGAACAACAGGCGCAACAGCAGAACCAAATGAGTTCTAAATACAAATCGCCTGCGATGCCTAAGATCCCACAAATGAAAGCACCTTCAATGAAGATGCCTAAATTTTAAAGATATATAAAGAGTATGGACAGACGCTACATTACAGTAGCGTCTGTCGTATACTAAAAAAGATATACACAACTTGGCTCAATTAATTCCACCATTTTTAGCAAGCGCATT